ATCACGGCCACGACCGAAACCGTGCTGATCCCGACCGCGCTGACCGGCATTCCGGCCGGCGAGGCTCGGCCCGGCAAGGTCTATGAATTGACCGTTGGCGGCACCTGCACCACCGGCGCGGCCGGCACGCTGATCATCACGCCGCGTTATGGGCTGGTCATCGGCGGCACATCGCTGACGGCCTCGCCGACGCAGAACTACGTTCCGTCCATCACTACGGCGCCATTCACCTATCGTTGCTGGCTCATCATTCGGTCGGTCGGCTTGCCCGGCGCCAATTCCACCGTGCTCGCCAATGGCAAGTGGGAGAGCGGCGGGGCCGTGGCCACGGCTGCATCGCAATCATCGGTGCAGCACTACGGCTCGTCGGCCGCCGTCGATGTTTCGGTGGCGTCCGGTTTGTGGATCGGGGTTACGTTCAGCGTGGCACCCTCCGTCATTCCGCAGTGGCACATCTGGCGGTCGCTGAACTGATCGAGGGGGCAATGTCATGGCGCTGGGGCCCGGTCCCGCTGGCCTCAAATTCTGGACGCCTTCGGGAATAACGGCTGATAGCCCACCGGATGATATCAACAACCTTCCGGCTGGCATCGGCAATCAATTCAATCCATGGGGGCCGAGGCGCCCGGTTGCGGATTGGGTTTGGGCTAGTTCGTCACTGCTGATCGCTCCGGCAATCCCGCCGGACACCGACAACCTGCCGGCCGGTGGTGCCAACTGGTTCAACCCATGGGGCCGGAAACGTCCGGTTGCGGACTGGTTCAAGGGGCCGGTGCCGCTCGTCCCGGTTACGTTCACGGCAGCAGGCGGGAGCTATGCACTCACCGGCAGCGCGGCATTCCAGGCGCTGGGCCATGCCGCCGGCAGTGGCACCTATACGCTCACCGGCAGCGCCGCAGCCTTGGCGCTGGGCCATGTCGCGGGGGCCGGCAGCTACACACTAACCGGCGCCTCGGCGGCCCTGGCGCTTCGCCACGTTGCCGGGGCCGGTAGCTATACCATCACCGGAACCGCCGCCGGGCTGGTGACGCCGTTCACGCTGACGGCTGCGGCCGGTAACTACGCCCTGACCGGCGCGGATGTCGCCTTCGTGATCCCGGGGGCGGTGAACTATCTGCCGGCCGGCATGACCGGCGGCTATGTGCCGTGGGGCCGCCGGTTCCCGATCAATCTGCGGACCATCACGGGCCGGCCGATTAGCTCGGCGCCGACTGTGCTGACCGCGGCCGGCGGCAGCTACGCGATCACCGGTTCGTCGATCTCTTTCGTAATCCTGGCGCCGCCCGATACGACCAACCTGCCCGCCGGCATGACCGGCAGCTATGTGCCGTGGCGGCGACCGCATCCGGTTTCGTTGCGGACCATTACAGGCCGGCCGCTTGCAACGACGTTCGTACTGACCTGTGACGCCGGCAGTTACACGCTCACCGGCGGCACGAATGTTTCGTTCCTCGGCATAACGCCGCCGACCGTCGAGCAACCGGGGGGAACCTACGTCGGTCGGGGCGCCGGTCGCGGGCGGATGATCCGCCGCCGCAAGCCCGGCGAACTGGATCTGGAGCCGCCGCCGCTCGAACCCTCGCCGCCGGACCTGCCGCCGCCGGCACCAGGGCCAAAGCCGCCCGATCTACTGCCGCCGCAGCCTGGGCTGATGGCGGACATGCCAATGCCGCAGCCCAAGCCGCTCCCGCCTCATGTCGACGAGGACGAGGACGAGATCGCGCTGCTGCTGGGACTGATTTCGTAACCGGCGACGACACAGCCGGGCGCACGGGTCGCGCACCAATGGCCCGCTTCGCACCGCTCCGGGCGATATCGGGGCGCTTCGTCTAGGCCACGAAACGGCCAAAGGGTGAAACCATGAGCACTGAGAACCTGCAGACGCCAACGCCAGCCGGCGGTGGTGATGGTGGCAACACGATCACCGACCGCGAGCTATTCGACCACGCCAACGCCGATCCCGCGCCGGCACCGTCGCCGTCGTCGCCGTCATCCACGGGCCAGGAAGGCTCGGGGGAGGCGGTGCCGTCGACACGGCCGGACCTGCAACAGCCACAGCCGGCACAGACCGGACAGCAAACGCGCGGCCCAGACGGAAAATTTGGGCCGAAGCCGCAGGGGCAACCGCCGCAACCGCAGCGCCAGCCTGAGGATCACCGCGTACCGCTGTCGGAATTGATGAAGGAACGCGATGCAAGGCAGCGCCTGGAAGCGCACGCGCAAGAATTGACGCGGGCGGTGATGGACCTGCAACAGCGCCTCGATCCCAATCGCCAACAGCAACAGCCGCAAGGACCGGAAACCATCTTTGACGACCCCAGGACGTACCTGGAGCAAAACGTCATGCAGCCCCTGCGACAAGAGGGGCAAATGTACATGATGAAGATCAAGGATGATCTGAGCCGCGAGCAAGCCAATCAGCAATTCACTCCGCAAGTGGTGAATGCGGCATTGCAGGCAATGGCCCAGATCCGGCAAACCCCGCAAGGCAATTTCGTTTTTCAAACGATAATGCAGAGCGGACACCCCTACGGCGAGTTGGTCAGATGGCACAAGCAGGCGACCGCAATGGCGGCGATCGGCGCTGATCCGCAAGCGTGGCTCAGACAGCAACAGCAAAGGTGGCTGGATGACCCGGTTGCCCAGCGTGCAATGATCGAACGCATGCAGGCAAAGCAGCAACAGCAGCCGCAAGGTGCGAATGGTCGAAACCCCGGAAACGTGCAATTGCCGCCGTCGCTTTCATCCGTCCCGTCTGCGGTTAGCCGCAATCAGGAGGTGGGCGATCTGAGCAGTCAGAGCCTCTACAACTTCGCGAACAGACCTTAAACCGGCCGTGCTCCCGAATGTCCGACCCGCCCCTGTGGCGGGTTTTTCATTTGGGCCGTGGCCATAGCAAAAGGGATCAATGGCCATGGCCATTACCGACATCCAGGCTAATAACAAACTGATCAAGTTCACCCAGCAGATCAATCGCGAGTGGGTGCGCGAGAATATGTTCTCGCCCTACATGAGCGAGGACATCAACGCCATCATCCGCAAGAAGATGGAGCTCAAGAGCGGCGGCGAGGTAATGAACATCCCGCTCGTCACCCGCCTGCAGGGCGCCGGTGTTTCGACCGGAACACTGGTCGGAAATGAAGAAAAGATCGACGATTACGGCTATCGAATTTGGTTGGAATGGTGCCGCAACGCGGTGGCCACCACCAAGGCCGAAAGCCAGAAGGACAGCGCCGACATCTTCGGCGAGGCCAAGCCGCTGTTGTCGGATTGGTTGAGCGAGGTGACCCGCGACGAAATCATTGCATCGCTGATGGCTCTGCCGAGTGAAAGCCAGCCGGCGGCGGGCACCCGCGTCAACGGCATCCAGTACGATTTGGCGACGGCGGCGCAACGCAACACCTGGCAAACGGACAACGCGGATCGTATTCTCTACGGCGCTTCCACCGCCAACGCGGTGAGTGGCGTGCATGCCACCGCGCTCAACCTTGTCGATGCCACGGCCGACAAGTTTACGGCGGCCAACCTGTCGTTGCTCAAGCGTGTTGCGATGGGAGCCAACCCGCGTATTCGTCCCTACAAGACACGCTCAGGTTATGAGTATTACGTCGCGTTCGCGGGGCTGAACACGTTCCGCGATCTCAAGATTGATCTGCAGACCGTGAACAAGGATGCGCGCTCGCGCGAGGGCCGCGAGATCAACGGTGCTCCCGATAATCCGCTGTTCCAAGACGGCGATCAGATCTACGACGGCGTGATCGTGCGGCTGGTGCCGGAGATCTCGCTGTTCGTGACCAACGTCTGGGGCTCGCCCACCACCGGCAACCTGCTGCTGGCGGGCGGCGCCGGCACCCGCGTCGAGCCGGTGTTTCTCTGCGGTCAGCAGGCCGTGGCGATCGCTTACGGGCAAATGGCCAAACCCACCTTCCGCAAGGAAGATGACTATGGCTTCATTACCGGCACCGGCATCGAGGCTGCGTTTGGCATCGGCAAGATTTTCAAGAAACATCCCAAGTCGGGCACCAAGCTCGTGCAGTGGGGCGTCGCAACCGGGTTCTTCAACTCGGCTTCGGACTAACAGCTTTAACCGAAACACCCGAATAGGAGAACTCAACCATGACCACTACCCTGATGACCAACACGCCGGCCCGTGAAGCCGGCTATGAAATGATGCAATACATCAGCGGCCGAAACGTAATCACCGCTGACGCTACGGCACCGACCAAGATCGGCACGTTGCCGGCCGGATCTGTCATCGTCGGCATTTCCTCCAAAGTGGTGACGGCCGTTACCGGCGGCGCGCCAGCCTTCGGCATCGGGACCACCGCGGCCACCGTGGGCACCGCCGGCACGATCGTGACCACCATGGCGGAAGCGGCCGGCAGTGAGTGGTTGCTGCCATTGTCGAGCGTAGTCATGCCGCTGGCTGCTGACACCAACGTCTACATCGGCGCCCTCACGGGCGGCGGCACGGCCGGCGACGTCATCATCACCGTGTTCTTTATCAAGCCGGTAGCATGACGACGATCACATGGAAGGGGGAGGCCGAAGGGCCTCCCTCCTGCACCTGGAAGGGCATTGCCTTTCCCGTGGGCGTTGCCGTCGAGGTGGCCGACGAGTGGATGATCCAGAAGGCGCGAGCCAATCGGTTTTTCCAGGTGGATGACGATCCGGCCAAGAAACCCGAGCCCGAGCAATCGTTGCCGATCGGTCTGATCCGCCCGGAAATGTGGACCAACACGCCACCGCCCGACTACCCGCCAGAGGACGACCGCGAGCCGCTCAAGCGTAAGCGCGGCCGACCGCCGAAAGTAAGGGATAACGGCAATGGCGATCAGTAACTATGGCGAACTCAAGAGCGAATTGTCGGCCTACCTATTCCACCCACGGCTGGCCAATCGCTATGACAACTGCACCAAATTGTTCGAGATCGCCGCCAATGCCCGCTTGCGGGTGCTGCCGATGGAAACTAGCGCCCTGCTGACTACCGTGTCGGGTACGGTAGCATTGCCCACCGACTACCTCGCATGGCGCACGGTCAGGTATCCGTCGCAGCCAAGATATGGCGAGCTTGACTATGTGCACCCAGCCTATCTGCCATCGACGCAACTTGATCGCCGGCCGCCGGTGTTCACGATCGAGGGCAGCAACTTCATCACCCGGCCGATCGACGACGCCGCCGGCGCCTGGGATTTTCACTATTACGGGAAAATCCCGTCGATCATTTCGACCACGGGTAACACCGCTACCAATTGGCTGCTGACCGAATTCCCCAACGCCTACCTATTCGGCGTGATCACTGAACTCGCTGCAGTGCAGCGCAATGCCGAAATGGCGCAACTCTACAAGGCGCGGCGGGATGAAGCATTCCAGGAGATCATCCAACGCTACGCCCTGACCACCGGCGCCACCTCGCCAACGGTGCGGACGGCGGAGTATTACTGATGAAGCCGACGCCGATTGAATTCTCCGAGTGGCGGCCCGATGTCGCCACGCTAGATACCAAGTTTGCGTCGGAAGTGGAGAACGTATTCGCCGGCGTCAATTCCTATCTGCCGTTTCCATCGCTGGCGGCCTTCACCACGGCATCGCTGTCCAATGCCGGTAACGACAGTTACACCAAGGTGCTGCTGCCGTTCACCGGCGCCGATGCTTCCACCGTCATTACCGACACCAACACCGGCGGCTCGGCGCATGTCTGGACCGCAGTTGGAAATGCCCAGATCGACACTGCGTCAACCGCCGCCGGCTATACCGGCGCCCTGCTGCTCGATGGGGCCGGCGATTGGATCGAAACACCGGACCATGCCGACTTCACCCTCGGCAGCAGCGATTTCACCATCGACTGCTGGTTCAACTGCATCAATCCAAGCGGCTCCATCATCAATCTTGCGGGACAAAGCAATTCCAGTTCCAGCGTTGCCAATGCGTCGTCGAGTTTTGGCCTGTTCCGCACCTCGAGCGGAGCCATAGGTGCGTTTATCGTCAGTTCGACCCTC